GACGAGTTACCTTTTACTCAAGACAATGCAGAACTATTGATGCGAAATTCAAATAGTTTTGACTCTTGGGTAACTGATACTGTTTCAGACCTAGAAAATTTTACTGGGAGCAAGTAACCTTAATACAGGACTTACTTGCTCGGTTTGTAAAAGAACAGTCTTCGCCCGTATCTATAGATCAGTATCTAGAGATATGCGAGCAGCTAGGTACAGAGCCTGACCCCCAAAAGATGCCACTTACCGAGTCGAGTTTTCCGACAGAGGTTCAAGTGGCATTTTTTATGTTTAGTCTTCTCTCAGATGTCTGGGAAGGAATGTCCGGCACTTATTGTGGAAAAGACTGGTCTCATTGCTCACAGTTATTTGATATTTATAACGTAGATGATCCTAAGACAACTTTATATTTCATGAAACTCTATGAACGAATACTAATGAATCATAGGTCAGAAGAAGCAGACAGAAAACGAAAAGCAGAAGAGCGTAAAGCTAAAAGCGGTGGTAAGAATTACACCCATAATGTGACGGGCTAATGGCAAAAAATAAGATTGAAATAGATATTGTCGTAAATGGCAAAATGCAGAAAGCTACCGTAAGCGCGAAGAAGCTGAATGAAGCACTAGAAAAAACCTCTAGAGGCGCTATGAATACGGATCGTGCTATGAAGGGAGCGAGTAAGCAATCTTCAAATAGCACTAAAAACTTCTCAAAAATGGCACAAGGCATGAGTGGAGGACTTGTTCCTGCATACGCAACCCTTGCAGCTCAAGTATTTGCCCTGTCTGCTGCTTTTCAGTTTTTACAAAATTCTTTTGACTTCAATAATCTAATAAAAGGACAAGAAGGGTTAGGCGCTGTTACAGGAACAACTTATAAAACTATAAGTAATGCACTTGTTGATGCCACCGCGGGCCAACTAAAATATGCGGAAGCTGCAAAAGCTGCGGCCATTGGAACGGCCTCAGGCCTTAGTGCAAGTCAGCTAACTAGACTAGGAGAAGCAGCAAAAAACACTTCTTTAGCATTAGGAAGAGACTTGACAGACTCATTTAATCGTTTAATTCGAGGTGTAACAAAAGCCGAGCCGGAGCTTCTTGACGAATTGGGTATTATCTTACGCTTAGATACTGCTACAAGAAATTATGCCGATACAATCGGAAAACCTGTTTCTGCTCTAAATGCTTTTGAAAGAAGTCAAGCTGTTGCTAATGAAGTTCTTACACAAGCAGAAGATAAGTTTTCAAAAATAGGTGACACAATGAGCAAGGAAGCTCTAGTACTTAATCAATTTTTAAAGTCTTTTGATGATTTAGCGAATAGTATAAAACAGTTTACAGCAACAGCTCTTACTCCTTTATTTAGTTTTCTTTCAAAAAATACAGGGGCTTTGACAGCAGCTTTAGCTCTTTTTGCAGTACCTATAGTTAAGTCTATTATACCTAATTTAGACGACTGGAAAAAGTCCTCTAGAGAAGCAGCCGATGCAAATATAAAATCCTTTCAATCACAAAAAGATGCTTTAAGAGACCTAACAAGTGTTTCTGAAAGCGAGTACAAAAAGCAAAAAGCAACAACAAAGCTACAGGGAAAGCTAGAAGGTTTAAGCTTTAGAAAAGGTTCTGCCGGTGCAAAACTTCAGGCAGGTGAATCTTTAAGTTTGCGAGAAGCAACAGGACTAAGAACTAGTCTTGAAAAAGGTACTGGCGGGTTTACGGGCATGGACCCCAGAACAAAAGCTAAAATTAAAAAAGACTTAGATGATATAGTTAATACCTCAAAAAGTTCAACTGACAAAATTAAAAGGCAGTGGAAAATAACTGGTAAAGGTATAGAAGTAGCCATGAAAGGTGCTAGTACTGTAGGCTCTGGGGCGCTATTAAAGATGTCGCAAGCAAGTGCCCTCGCTGCTAAGGGCATAGATAAAGCATTTAGAGCTGTCTCTTTTATAGGGCTAGCTTTCCTTGCTATTGATCTATTAAAAGTAGCCTACAATTGGATCAATAACTTTTTTAACCCCGTAAGTGATGCAACCATTAAGCTGCAAGAAGAAACAGACAGACTCTTAGAGAAATATAAGGACCTGGAAAGTGAATTAGCTTCTAGCAGGATTGAAAGAACAACTACTAACTTTACACATCTTAAAGAGAACGTGGAAAGTGCGGGTGCTGCTTTACAAGGCTTAGATATTTTAACTTTTATAAGAGATATGAATTCTTTCGATAGGTCAAATAAAGAAGCTTTAGATAGATTTACGGGCTTAGCAAAAGAAGCTTCCCTTTTAAATAGTGGCTTTACGCCTTTATTAGACTCGTTACGTAGTGGCACAAAATTAACTGACGAGCAAACCGCTGCACTGGTCAATCTTGCAAACGCACAAATTCAAGCGGGGTTAGCAAGTAAAAGTATTGCGCGACTACAAGATGATTTAAATAGAAGTATTTCAGAACTCTCTGGAAATGCTCTATCTACCCCATTTGATAATATTATACGAAGCACAGAAGAAGTACAAAAAGCTCAAGCTGAATCTTTAAAAGGTATGGAAATCTATGCAACAGGAGTAGGCAGTACTATAGAGGGTATAGGAGCTATATCAGTTGCTCTAGGTAAGGAAGACGAGTACACTAAATTAAGCGACGAGTTAAAAAATACTGAGGCCAATTTAATCCGTGTTAAAGAGGCAGCACAAAATTACTTAAATATTCAGTCTGAGCAGAGGCAAAACCAAATAGCTATGGCAGACAAAACAACCTTAGGAATAACTTTAGAAGAAAGAAGAAGTAATATAGAGGCAAGTAGGTTAGCTACAACAAATACATTATTAGCTGCACAGCAAAATATTATTATGCCTTTAGCTCAGATAAATACTTTATTAAGTAAAGGTACCGAAGAAACGGACCTCCAGTTAATTGCTGCAAGAAACGCGCTCACAGTAGGAATAGAAAAATTAGAGGTAACTAAAGCTCAAGCAGATGTAGAAGAGTATAGAAGGTTACAACAAGAGTATGTTCTAGACTCCGAAGAAAGAATGTTAGTCCTAAAAAAAGAACAGTTTGAAATTACAAAAAGAAGCAACCAGCTAGCTTTAGAGCAGCGAAAAAATGCTTTAGGTATTTCAGGTAGTTTTGGTTTTACACAATCCGCAGAAAATAGGTCTCTAGAGACTAGGAAACTAGTGCAAGACAGAATGGCGGCACAAGAATTAGTCCGACAAGCAGAAGAAAAACTAAACAGGGACCTCTACACTCCGGAGGGCGCGTCACAAGCTGACAAAGAGGCTCTTGAAGCCGCCAGGCAAAGAGTAGCTTTACTTAACTTAGAAATTTCTGCAAGAAACTCTATTGCCGATATTAGATTAAATGAACTAAAGGCAGAGAATGAGATGACTGCCGCTAGAATTGGAGCAATTTCATTCAATCCTGTGCAGCAAGCTTTTAATGAAAGAATGATTGAGTTAAGAAAGGAAGGCGTAAGCTTAAGTCTTATAGACCAAGAAAATTTACTTGCAGAAGTAACGGCTCAAAAAGAGCTAATGCTACTTTTGGAAAATAAGCAGCAGTTATTTACTTCAATAACAGATGGTATAAGCAGCGGTTTAACAAGCATTATAGATGGAACTAAATCTGTTAAACAAGCATTTGCAGATATGGCAGTAAATGTCTTAAAAGATATAGCCCAAATGATCGTAAAGATGATGGTATTTAGAGCTTTAAGTAGTTTCTTTGCGCCTACACCAACTCTGCCAACAAATTTTGGCTCTTTGGATGCTGTATCAGGAAACGGAATGCAATTCGCAGGAACAGCACGAATGGGAGGGGTATTCTCACAAGGACAGAAAGTATCTGGGTATGCTACTGGAGGAATTGCAAGGGGAGCAAATGCTGGCTATCCTGCACTATTACATGGTACAGAAGCAGTAGTACCTTTACCAGATGGAAAATCAATTCCTGTAAGTATGCAAGGCGCAAGCCAACAAAATAATGTTACTGTAAATGTATCTGTGGACAGCGAAGGCAATGCTTCAACAAATATGCAACAGGACTCGGCACAAGCAGGAAATCTGGGACAAGTTATCGCACGGGCAGTTCAACAAGAACTTCAAAATCAAAAACGGTCTGGCGGCATACTTAGCCCGTATGGAGCAACATAATGGCACTTGGATTTACAACTTCAGCTAGTTTCGGAAGTAGAGCAATATTACCCGACAAAGGCATTGGACGACAGTCTACTCCTCGCGTACTTGTAGCTAAGTTTGGAGACGGCTATGAGCAGCGCCTTGTTGATGGTATTAACTCTGTAGAAGAAACTTTTAGTGTAACTTTTAATAATCGTACTGCAGCAGAGATTGATGATATTACTGGGTACTTTGGGTCTTTAAAAGGGGCTACTTCTTTTACTTATACAGTACCAGACAGCAACGCAGCAGGCGGAGAGTTAGCACTTAAAGTTATTTGTCAAAATTACAATCAAATGTATACCCATAATGGGTTTTATTCCGTATCAGCAACATTTAAAAGAGTTTATGAAGCATGAGCGAGTTAATTGAAGTAGTACAACTACAAGAACCCGGAAGTGAGCTAATAGAGCTTTATGAGCTTACTATAGACGGCACGACTTTGTACTTTCACTCTGGTTTAGAAGAAGACTTAAGCACTGTTGAGTTCAGAGATCGTACCAGCCCTTACACAGTTAGAGAGTATGTTGCGTTTCCAATCATAATGGACGGAGTAGAACTTGGTGCAGATGGTGCTATTAATCGACCTAGCTTAACTGTTGCAAACGTAGCAAATACATTTTCAGCGGCTATTGGTAATATTAAAGCAGAAAATCTTGTAGGAGAAAGACTTACAAGGCGTACTACTCTTAAAAAATATTTATATGGAGAAACAGGAGATGCTACTCCCCCTGTCGAATTTCCTGTTCGTAAATTTATTATCGATCGAATAGCAGGAGAAAATAGTACAGCAGTAATTTATGAATTAGCAGCCCCTTATGACTTATCAGGAATAACTATACCAAATAGAAAAGTTATAGGAAAATACTGCTCTTGGCAATACCAAGGATATAGCTTAGACCAAAAGGGTGGCTGTATTTGGGATAAGAATAGTACAATTTCTTATGCAGATGGCTCCGGCGGGGTCAATACACACAAGGCATATTTTACAGAAGATGATGAACCAGTAGTTCCTGCAGGTTCTACTATGACAGGGTGGACAGCAGGACAATACAAAACTTATACTACATATAGCTCTGGCACTTCCTATTCTTCGGGAGATTACGTAGAGTATAACGATGGAAATCAGACAACAGTATGGAGATGCACTCTTGCTACTACTGGCAATGCTCCAGGATTAAACTCTATTTATTGGTCGAAAGGAGACGTGTGCGGTAAAAAACTATCTTCATGTAAATGTAGATTCCAATTTAAACCTCAGTCTCCCAGCGGCAGTAATTCAGATCCTTCTACCGAGAAAAATACGGGTAAAATATTACCTTTCGGAGCCTTTATAGGAAGCAGAAAGTTTAGATGATTGATGAAATTCAGAAGCACTTTGAGGAGAACTACCCTCGAGAAGCTTGCGGCATAATTGGAATAGTAAAAGGTAAAAAGCAATACTTTCCTTGTAAAAATTTAGCAAAAGAAAGCGAAGATTTTATACTCGATCCGACAGACTATATTTCAGTAAAGAGGCGGGCGGATATATTCGCAATAGTCCATAATCATATAGACTGGACAAATGAAGCTAGCGAGAACGATAAAAAATACTGTAACTCTTTAGGAGTACCTTACTATATTTTTAGCTATCCAGATATGCAGTTAAACATACTGGAACCAGAAATAAAAGTCAATCCTTTAATAGGGCGAGAGTATGAGTTTGGTAAATTCGATTGTCTCGAAGCATGTAAGGATTATTATAAAGAACACTTAGGATTACAACTACAAAATAGGTTACCCTACTTAGACGATTGGTGGGAACACGGGCATAACTACTTTACAGACGAACATATTCAAGAATGGGGATTTAGTAAAGTAGAAGACTTACAGCCTAATGATTTATTAATATTTACAATGGGAGCTTCGGTTCCTAACCATTGCGGGATCTATACTGGTAATGATATTTTCTTTCATCACGCAGTAAACAGACTTTCTTGCAGAGAAAATTTATATCCTTTATGGAAAAAGTATTTAACTGGAATATACCGATATGACACGTAACATTTATCTTGAAGGCGAACTCGCTTTAAAATTTGGAGCACAGCACTCTTTTCACGGAGATAGCGTTAAGGATGCGTTGCGTCTGCTAGATGCAAATAACCCCGGATTTAAAAAATACTTTATAGATGCTGCTGACTGTGATATCGGTTTTCATATTGAAGTCGGAGGACAAGAACTTGACAATCCTTTAGAGTGTTTATTACCTCTTCGTGAAGGTGATATAATTATTACTCCTATTGCTGCGGGCTCTAAATCTGGCGGAGGTAAAGTTCTTGCAGCTATAGCTATTGCTGCAATACTATTTATAGCGCCAGCCGGAGGGCAGAGTCTATATGCGTATATGACTAGTACTGCCACTAGTGCGGTACCTGGTGTCTTGGCAAATATGTCATTAGCTCTTGCAACAAACCTAGCAATTACAGGCATTCAACAGCTTATGGCTCCAGATCCTTCTGTCGATGCTAAAGAAGACGGATACTTATTTAATGGAGCAGAACAAACTATTGTAGAAGGTATGCCCGTTCCTTTACTATACGGAGAGCTTCGTGTACCTGGATACCCTGTATCTTTTGAAATGATACAAGGAGCTAAAAGAGTTACCTCAGTTAATCAAGAACCTACAGTGAACGGAGACGCATGGGTTGATAGCGTATATGAAAGTGGAGAGCACGATCACTACAACAACTTAACGCAAGGTGCAATAGTAGGTAAAGCAGATATAGTCTTAGAAACTCCTATGTCGGGCGGAGCTTCTGCTGCTAATCTTCAAGATATTTTATTCACAGATATCATCTCTGAAGGCCCTATATATGGTTTAGTAGATGGAGGAAACTCTGTTTATTTAAATGATGATCCAGGACAAGTAACTGCACAAACATTTATTCGTACTTCAGAAACTCCTGTAGATTTTGATTTTACAAACAATAGTACTTCTGTAATTATTGATAAAAATGGGTATACAAAAACTATAGAAGCCGATACGATTAATGGTTCTAAGTTTATCATAGTACGAAACTATGCTACCCGTTCTGCGTCTGTTGCTAAGAGCTCTACGGGGTCTGCTAACTCTGTAACGATTACGTCTACTTCCGGAGTATTTACTGCAGGTATGGAGTATACTCGAGATAATTTTTCTCAGGCAGCAATTATTCGTCTATTAGACTCTAATTCTATTACTATATTTGAAGGAGTTGTAGAGGCTTATACTTCCGCAACTGTAGCTAAATGTATTCCACTTCCAGGTACAGATCTAAACCCTCTACTGTCAAATGGCAGTTATACTCTAGTTATCGATGGAAAGTTTCAAGTTGCTTCTATTTCTGGAAACTCTTTAACACTTACATCAGCCTTCCCAGGTTCTACTGCAAGCTATAAATGTGACTTTTCAAGTACTCTGTATGCCGCAGTATCTGTAGAAGATTCTCTTGCAAAAGGGGCGAAATATGATAGTCTTGAAGTTCAATTTCGTAACGGTAACTTAATACAATCTGCGTTCTCCGATGCTGCTGGCACAGGAGTTGGATCTGTAGCTATAGGTCCTGGGGGCTCTTTTTCGCCTTTT